TCATTTAACTTAATTTTTCTAGACGAATTTGCACACGTTCCTAATAATATAGCAGAAGAATTCTTTAGTTCAGTTTATCCTACTATCACATCAGGACAGACAACAAAAGTTCTTATGGTGTCAACACCAAATGGATTGAATTTATTTTATTACTTTTGGAAAAATGCAAATAGGCCAGAAGGACAAGAAGGCAAAAATGAATATATTCCATTCGAAGTTCATTGGAATCAAATACCACTGTTTCCCGGCGGACCTCTCAGAGACAATGACTGGAAACTGCAACAAATTAAAAATACAAGTGAGCAGCAGTTCCAAACGGAATTTGAATGTGATTTTATTGGATCAACCAATACCTTAATATCTTCTGCTAAATTGCATATTATGAACTGGGATCCTCCAGTATCAAAAACACCAGATGGTTTATCTTTTTATGAGGATGCAAAAGAGGATCATAATTATATAATAACCGTTGATACTGCTAGAGGTCAGGGTAAAGACTATAGTGCATTTGTAGTAATAGATATTACAACACCACCATACAAACTTGTAGCAAAATTCAGGAATAATATAATATCGCCAATGGTATTTCCTTCTATGATAAGGAATATTGCAGAAAAATATAATGATGCATATGTTTTAATAGAAACTAATGATATTGGAGGACAAGTTGCGGATGTCTTAATGGAAGATTTGGAATACGATAATATAGCACATACCGTATATAAAGGTAGATCTGGTCAGGTAATAAGTTCTGGTTTTGGTGGAGCAGGATCGCAGAAAGGAGTTCGCACTACCATCCCAGTAAAGAAGCTAGGATGCTCTGTGCTCAAGAGTTTGATAGAAAACGACAAACTACTCATTTCTGATATGGAAGTGATAAATGAATTGTATACTTTTGTTGCCAAGGGACAGTCATACGAAGGAGATGACGGACATAATGACGATTTAGTTATGTGTTTAGTGTTATTTGGTTGGTTGACACGACAAGATTATTTTAAAAATTTAACAGAACGTGATGTTAGATTAGATATCTATGCAGATGAAATTGCTAAATTAGAAGAAGATGTTCTTCCATTTGGTGCCATTTCTACTTTCGATGATGATGACAACGAAACTCCTGGGTGGGAGTTAGTTGATAACATGAATTGATGATTTTTCTAAATAAGAGTAGATCACACAGGAGAATGACATGTCAAGAAAACCATCCGTAATAGTTCAAGTAACAAAAGACGCCTTTTTGCCAGATCTTCCAACTGCAGAAACTCGGTTTAGAGGAAATTATGGATTTAGTGCCGGAATTTTACTTAAAGGTTTAACTCTAATTCATGCATGTGGTACTACTTCTGAAGTTGGAAATACTTATATGTCAGTTCCCAGTTTATCAAATTGGTGGAGTAGATTAAGTTCCAATCAAGGAAATGGTGCTGGCTATACATTTGCAGGATTTGGTGCTAGTGCTGGTCAAGGTGGTGCATTATATCCAGAAGTATCTCCTGGTGGAACTGGAAATACTTTTAATCAGGTTAGATGGCCTCAAGGTGCAACTGGGGAATGGAAGACACCTTGGTGGACGGTTCACAACTATCTCAAATATGGTGGTGGTGCTGTAGTTGGTGCTCAAAATTCTTCTCCGTTTATAACAGATATAGTACCAATGCAAGTTGCATTTGCAGGAGATGCAGATGGACTAGATCAGGCGTTATATACATTCTTGAATAATGACCTTCTTACCAATAGAGGAAGTGATCTTCAAGTTATTCTTGGAGCGACTGCAAAGGATGCAGTTCCGTGGGATGGAAGTGCTGGTGGTGGACAACCAGCCGATAGACGAGTCTATACGTATGGAGATAAGCAAATTATACCACTTGGTAGTAATGAAGATGCAGAAAGTGAAAGTGGTTATATAACTACTCCACTTACGGCTGATCTTGCTGGGTGTATGGCAAGAACATTTAGAGTTGCTGCACCGTGGGCATCTCCAGCTGGATTTGCTAGAGGTAGAATTTTAGATGTATTTAGAATACCAGATCCGCTTACTAGAGCAGAGCAAGATGAACTGCTTAGTAATAATATCAATCCAATTATATATTTTGAAAATCAAGGACATGTCTTGTTTGGTGATTTAACATCAGATAGAGATGGTAATAACATTCCGAGAACTCAACTGTTTATCTACTTAGAAAGTCAGATAGGAAACATTGCACGATCGTCTCTGTTCGAGAAAAATGATATACAAACTAGACAATCATTTATAAATCGTTCAACTTCTATCCTAAATACTATGAAGAATAGGGGTGCAATTTCAACCTATACTGTTGCATGTAATGGAACCAATAACACAGAGGCGGTTGTAAATGCAGGTGAATTTGTTGCAGATGTGTATATCAAACCAATTACAGGTGTAGAGGAAATACAGTTAACATTCACCAATAGCTCACAAAGCGCAACATACGGAGCATAGTAAATGGCTGATGCGATAGATCTAACATTAAATGATTTTAAAGAAAAAATCGGTCTTGGTACTAGACCAAATCGATATACTGTAAGTTTAGAAATTCCCGGCTCCTCCTTTACTCTAACAGCAGAAGTTTCTGCTGCAAGTATTCCTGGTTCTGAACTACCAGCAATACGAGTTCCATTCAGAGGAAGAATTTTAAAAATGCCTGGGGATAGAATATATTCTCCTTGGACATTTACTGTATATGATACTACGAAAGCTCCAATATGGAAACACCTTCATGACTGGAGTAACAGCATAAATACTCATGCTGGAAATATAACAGACTGGGAACCGGATGATGACCCTTTCGTTGCAAATTGGACTATCAAACATCATGATTTGAATGGGGAGTCAGCTCCGATCAAACAAATTAATTTAGTAAACTGTTGGCCTACCCTAGTAGGTCCTATTGAGTTAGCAGCAGGTGTTATGGATACTTTAACTACATTTACATGTACAGCAGAGTATGAGTATTTTACGGTTGCCGGGCAGTCCGACGACGATGACGGCGGCAGGGACGAGTAAATTTACATAATGAAATTATTGGAGATAATTTAAATGGCTATTGATTTATTTGGTTTTTTTATAGGTAAGAAAGATAAGGCAGAAGAGATTCAACAGAATGCTCGGGAGGAGTCTTTTGTTTCTCCTGATGAATATGATGGAGCACAAACAGTACAAACTGGTGGTGGGTTCATGGGAACCTATGCTGATTTTAGTGGTGGTATCCAAAATGAAAATCAGTTTATCACCACATACAGAAGTCTTGCACTATATCCAGAAGTTGATATGGCGATAGAAGACATAGTTAATGATTCTATAATTATGGGTACTGATAGAAAACCAATTAAGTTAGATCTGGAATTAACTGACTTATCTGAAAATATAAAGCATAAAATTTATCATGAATATGATAAAATTTTGTCATTATTGGATATGCCAAATAAAGGTTTTGAGATGTTTAGGCGATGGTATATTGATGGTAGATTGTACTATCATATAGTATTAGATAAGGAAAACCCACGGGCTGGTGTTAAGGAATTAAGACCAATAGATCCATCCAAAATGAAGAAGATTCGAGCTATAAATAAAAAATCACATATGCATGGTCCACATGTAGTTCCAATTGTTACGGACATGGAAGAGTTTTTTGTTTATACTGAAACTGATAAAAAGAATAATCAATATACAGGTTCTTCTGGACTAAAGATACATCCAGATTCTATTGCATATGTTCACAGTGGTATAATAGATACTGGAACAAAACAAGTTGTTGGTTACTTACAGAAAGCAATTCGTCCTGTAAACATGCTTCGTCAGATAGAAGATGCTGTTGTAATTTATAGGATTTCCAGAGCACCTGAAAGAAGAATATTTTATATAGATGTAGGTAACTTACCAAAGGCAAAAGCAGAACAGTATCTAAAAGACTTGATGAATAGATATCGAAATAAACTTGTATATAATCAAACTACAGGTGAAGTTCGTGATGACAGAAATCATCTACACATGCTAGAAGATTACTGGCTTCCTAGAAGAGAAGGTGGAAGAGGAACAGAAATTACTACTTTATCTGGTGGTCAGAATTTAGGTGAAATGAGTGATGTTGAATACTTACAGAAAAAATTATTCCGAGCATTGAATGTTCCACTTTCGAGACTAGAAACTCAAAATGGATTCAATATGGGTAAATCTGCAGAAATTACCAGAGATGAAGTTAAATTCTATAAGTTTATTCAAAGACTCAGATTTAAATTTTCTGCTTTATTGACTGATATATTAAGGAAGCAAGTTCTTCTCAAAGGTATTATGACAGAGAATGATTGGGATGATATAAGCCAATCATTAACCTATATCTTTAATGAAGATTCATATTTCTCCGAGATGAGAGAAACTGAAATATTAAAGGAACGAATTGCACTATTAGCTCAAATTGAACCATACATTGGTAAATATTATTCTACTGATTATGCACGTAAAACTATACTAAAACAAAGTGAAACGCAAATAAAACAAATAGATATCCAGAATGCAGCAGAAAAGAATATGCTTGAGTTAGAACAAATGCAGCAAATGCAAAATGGGGAGATGGCTCCAGTAGAAGATCTACAAAATCAACCACAACAATAGTAGATTCTTAATTAACGATGTTTATACATAAATACATAGAACCCCATTCTAGAAGAGGATTAAAATGACTACACGGAATATAATCAGACAACTAATGGATGAAAATCTAATAGGTGCAAAGAAAGAAATTGAAACTATACTTTATGATAAATTGGGCGAAACGCTCAATGAAAAATATAAGGATTTAGCACCGACTCTACTTGAGAAGAAGAAGAAGAAGCCAGACTTCTTAGACTTCGATAGCGATGGTGATAAAGATGAGGATATGGTTGATGCATTAGATGATGAAGATAAGAAAAAGAAGAAGAAGACTAATGAAGACAGTACTCCCGCACAAGAAACATTACGTCCTAATGGTGCAGGTAAAGACGAACCCGGTGATATATCTAAGAAAAAAGCAGTTAAGGTTGGAACAGAAACGGTATCTGATCTTACAGCTGCAAGAGGAACCGGCGGAGAGGGTTACTGAGCATGAAATTAATAACAGAAATGAATGAAGATGTAGAGTTCATCATCGAGCGATCCGGTGATGGAAAAAAACCAGGATATTTCATTTCTGGTGTTTTCATGCAAGCAGAACAAAAAAATAGAAATGGTCGAATATACCCAATGGAGGTATTACAGCCTAAAGTTAATGATTATATCATTGAGTTTGTTGATAAAAATCGGGCCTTTGGTGAATTAAATCATCCACAAGGTCCGACTGTAAATCTAGACAGAGTTTCCCATCTGATTAAAGATCTGTGTACAGATGGTCATAATTTCACTGGTAAAGCAAAAATTATGGAAACTCCTATGGGCAAAATAGTACAAAGTTTGATGGATGAGGGAGCAAAACTAGGTGTTTCTACTCGGGGAATGGGATCATTAAAAGAAGTTAATGGTGTAAATCGAGTTCAGTCTGATTTTAGTTTAGCTGCTGTTGACATCGTAGCAGATCCTTCCGCACCAGATGCATTTGTTGATGGTATAATGGAAGGTAAAGAGTGGATTTGGGAAAATGGTTTACTCAAAGAAAAGCATATACAAGAATATAAAAAACAAATTACAAATGTATCGTCTAGGAATATGAAAAAGAAGTTTACAAACTTGTTTGAAGACTTTCTACGTAAAATTTAATTTGAGTATACGCAATAGGATTTTTTAAATTTATAAATAGTTTTAAGCTACGGCACCAAGGAGTCAACGGATGAACAAACAAGAAATAAAGGAAGCAAAAATGAATGAGGCTATCAAAAGTGGGCTTCAGTCTTTTAGAGAAGCAACAGCAAGTACAGTAGATACAAAAGGATTTGATGATCCTGCATTGTATTCAGTTCCTACAGCCAACGGTGTAAGAACCGCGACGATCCCTGCTCCTGTATCAACAGGCAATCAAGCAAATGTTGCTAGTATAACAGCAAAGCCTTCTGACGCTGTTGGTAGTCCTGCTGGTTCTGCCGCTTCGGAAGACGAAGAGACCGTAAGAGAATCAGAAGAAGAAGTTCAGATTTCAACTGCAGAGTACTTATCAGATCTTCTGGATGGTGACGAACTTACTGAAGAATTTATGGATAAGATCACTGTTATTTTTGAAACGGCCTTATCTGATAGAATTGCTCATGTAGAAGCTCGTATGCAGGATACCTTTACACATGCACTTACAGAGAGAGTATCTGAACTCACAGATGATTTTGCAGAAAAACTAGATGAGTTCTTAGGGTATGTTGTTAAGGAATGGACAGATAATAATGAGATTGCAATTGAAAGAGGAATTAAATCCGATATTGCAGAATCACTAATCACTGGCTTAAAGGATCTATTCGAAGCACATTACATCGAAATGCCAGACGGTAAGATTGATGTTGTTGAGCAGCTTTATGCATCACGTGATGAATTAGAAGCCCAGCTCAATGAGCAAATCGATGCCAATGTTGTGTTATCGAATGAAATCAACGAAAGTCAAAAAATGATGGTGTTTCATAATCAGGCATCTAACTTAACAGATACTGAAGTTGAAAGGTTTTCGCAGTTGTGTGAAAGCATTACATATAACTCAATCGAAGAGTATGACAATAAGCTCTCGATTATCAAAGAGTCATTCCTGAATGGAAATTCAGATGAGTCTAATTCAGAAATGGGTAGAGTTGTATCTAGACCGATTAGTAATGATTTAACCGAAACTACACACCAGACTGAAACATATGATCCAATAGTTGAATCGTATAGCAAAGCAATCGGTTGGCAAACAAGAAACGATTGATAGTAAATAGAAAATTAAAATTAATTCCTAAAGGAGGAATAATCCATGTATAGTACAGACAATCAAAACGGTAATCCTTATGATGCATTGGTAGGGAAGTGGGCTCCACTTCTCGATCATGAATCATTAGAGCCAATTCAAGAGTATCACAAGAAGAAGTGTACTGCAGTTCTCCTAGAGAACCAGCAGAACGCCATGGCTCAACAGGCCATTAACGAAGCAGCCCCAGTGAGTTCAATGGGTGGTAACTTCGGTAACGCACAGGTCGGAGACGCAGGCGGTCTTGCTGGTTATGATCCAATCCTAATCAGCCTCGTTCGTCGTGCTATGCCTAACTTAATGGCATACGATATCTGTGGTGTTCAGCCAATGACTGCTCCTACTGGTTTGATCTTCGCCCTCAAGGCTAAGTACGACAGCCAGGCTGGTGCTGAAGCTCTATTCCAGGAAGCTAACCCCTTCGCAGGTAGATCTGGCAATAATGCCACCTTTGTCCCAACCTCCGGTGCATCTGCATCACCATTCAGTTCTGCTGGTGCAAGACAAGCTGGCGAATTCGACGATGGTGTTATGAATGGTGCTACTATAGGTGACTGGAGAGGTATGAGTACTAGTCAAGCAGAAGCTGGTATCGCTTCTGATACCTTCAAGCAAATGGCATTCGACATAGAAAGAGTCGCAGTAGAAGCCAAGACCAGAGCACTCAAGGCTGAATACAGTACTGAGCTTGCACAGGATCTCAAGGCTGTCCACGGACTTGATGCTGAAACCGAGCTTGCAAACATTCTCTCAACTGAAATCCTCAGTGAAATCAACCGAGAGATTGTTCGTACTGTCTATCACAACGCCAAACTTGGTGCTGCACAGGCAGACATCTACAACAGAGATCTGGGTGTTTACGATCTCTTTGCAGACTCTGATGGTAGATGGAGTGCAGAACGCTTCCGCGGTCTCATGTTCCAGATCGAACGAGAAGCTAACCAGATTGCTAAGGAAACACGACGCGGTAAGGGTAACATCGTTATCTGCTCCTCGGACGTTGCTTCTGCTCTAGCAATGGGTGGATTCCTCAACATCTCCCCAGCACTTAATGTTAACCTAGAGGTTGATGACACAGGTAATACCTTTGTCGGAACCCTTAACGGTAAGTTTAAGGTTTACGTCGATCCATATGCTGCTGGTACTAACAACGGCAACAAGTATGGTGATTACGTTGTAGTCGGTTATAAGGGTTCGAACCCATATGACTCAGGACTATTCTACTGTCCTTACGTTCCACTACAGATGGTCCGTGCAGTCAGTACTGATACCTTCCAGCCTAAGATCG